TTTTTCCTCTAAAAATAATGAAAGCGAGAATATGAATGAGTTGGCTTTATTCGCAGGCGCTGGTGGTGGAATACTTGGGGGAAAACTTCTTGGATGGCGAACAGTCTGCGCCGTTGAGTGGGAGCCATACCCAGCAAGCGTATTGTGCGCCCGACAAAATGATGGGCTTCTCAAAACTTTCCCGATATGGGATGACGTACAAACCTTTGACGGGAAGCCGTGGCGAGGAATTGTTGACGTTGTATCTGGCGGGTTTCCATGCCAAGCCTATTCCACCGCAGCGGCTGGAAAAAATACAGCGGACGACCTTTGGCCAGAGATGCGGAGAATTGTGGCAGATGTCGCTCCCAGGTACGTTTTTGCCGAAAACGTCAGCAGAGTGGCAATTGACCAAGCGGCAGACGATTGTGAATCGATGGGTTACAAAACCAAAGCACTTCAACTTTCAGCGGCAGACATGGGTGCAGACCATATTCGGGAGCGATATTGGTTATTTGCATACTCCGACAACGATGGCGAACTTTTGTGCGCCCTCAATGCAGAAGCACGCTGGATGCCGGAATTGGTTAAAGGTTTTTGGAAAGATTACCCCGAATCATTACGAGTGGCTGATGGGGTGGCCGCCAGGGTGGACAGACTTAAAGCCATTGGAAATGGACAAGTCCCATTGTGCGCCGCAACAGCTTGGCGAATCCTCTCAGCAGGAGTTTAAATAATGGACACAGAAACAATAGCCAAAGCCCTAGGCAACGCCAAGAAGGTGAATGGGAACTGGGTTGCAAGCTGCCCTGTGCCTGGGCATGGACGTGGTAACGGGGACAAGAATCCTAGCCTATCCATCAAGGAATCGGATGGCAAATACCTGTTTCACTGCCACGGTGGTTGCGATCAGGGGTCTGTATTTGACGCTGTACGGGAACGCAACCTCTTGCCATCCATCCAGCGGCAGGAGTACAGTCTCGCGCTTATCAAAGGTGAATTGATGACTATGCCAACGCTGGAGCAGGAATGGGAGTACAAGGATGAGTCGGGCGAGACGCTGTTCGTAAAGCGCCGGTTCAAGACCAACACTGAGAAGGGCAAGACATACAGCTTGCATAAGGTGGATGCCGCTGGCAACCGCAAGGGCAGCATGACAGGGGCGCGGATAGTGCCTTACCGCCTGCCGGAACTCATTAACGCACGGGAAGCTGGCCGCGCAATCTATCTGGTGGAGGGAGAGAAGGCAGCGGATGCTTTGGTTAGCATAGGTGCGATTGCCACTACTAGTCACGCTGGCGCCGGTCACTGGCCGGCAGACATTACCCAATACTTCTCCGATGCTGTTGTGATAGTGGTACCTGATTGCGATGCACCAGGCTGGAAGTACGCCAAGCGGGTGGTGGAGGCGCTGCTGCCTGTAGCCAAGGCAATCCGAGTGCTTGATTTAAATTTACCCGAACTTGGTGACGATGCCTATGAGTGGGTAGCGGATGGCGGGGATAGGGCAAAGCTGGCAGAGTTAGCTAAGGCATTACCCGTTATCACTAGCGTTGACCAGGTGGTAACACCAGAGTGGATTGTTCCACGGGAAACGATTGAGGAAGTGCAGGCGCTACCCGAGGAAGAATCACCCATCCTAGTCCCGCGCCAGCTACTCAACATTGAGCCGTGGGACTCGATTGAGGATGAGCCAGTAGAGTGGTTGATTGAGAATGTGCTGCCGAAGAAGGCATTTGCCGCCTTATACGGCCCGCCAGGTAGCTACAAGTCATTTGTTGCGCTGGACATTGCCGAGGCGGTTGCAACGGGCAGGACGTGGATGGGTCGGGAAGTGCAAGCCGCCGGCGCAGTCTTGTATATAGCAGGCGAAGGCTTTGGCGGCATCGGCGCACGCATCAAAGCCTGCAAGATGCACAACGCAACGCAAGCTGGTGCTGAGATATACGTTATCAGGGCAGCCATTAACCTAAGATCGAGTGCGGAGGACTTTGATTTGCTGGTGCTATCCATCAAGGATTTGGTGGAGCGTACAGGTGTCCAGTTTGAGTTAGTCCAGATTGACACGTTAGCCAGAGCGTTTGGCGGTGGCAATGAGAACAACTCGGAGGACATGGGAGCGTTTATCCACAACGCAGGACGGATTCAGCGGATGTTGAACTGCGCCATGATGGTGCTGCATCACTCTGGTAAGGATGCCACCAAAGGATTGCGGGGACATAGCAGCCTGCTAGGTGCCGTGGACACGCAACTAGAACTGATGAAGGTTGACGCTACGCCTAACCCGTCCAGCCCAATAGCTGGCAGCGGCATCCTTACTATTAGCAAGCAGAAGGACGGCCAGGACGGGCTGAAGATAGGGTTCGAGATGGTGAAGGTGGAGATTCAGACTGGAACATTAGGCTTGGCAGACGCACAGATTAGCCTGGCTGTCAGAGCCAGTGATGAGGCTATCCAGCAGCAGATGCAGACCCAAGCAGTCAGCCATCAAGAGAAGCCACGCAAGCTACAAGAGAACCAGCAAGTGGCGCTCAACGCCATCCACAAGGCGATTGAGAAGAATGGGCATATGACAAATGTAGGGAATGAGCGCCATAAGACGGTAACCGTGAACGAGTGGAAAGAGGAATTTGTGAAGCTGAAGGGTGACAGTAGCAGCATCAACACCGACTTTTATAAGGGCAAGAAATCTATGTTCGCCAAGGAATTGGTGGGCTATCACAAGACTGATGTAGCGGAATATTGCTGGGTAATCTACCCCGATAAGGATAAAGATGAGCCGTTTGTCGCACCTTTCTGATAGCCGACTTGTGAAGTTGGCTATTAAATCGTGGCAAGCTGGCTATGTACTTTTGTTTGTAAAACATAGCCGACTTGTAAAATCGTGGCAAGCTGGCTATCGTGAAGTCGGCCAGAAATAGGTGGTCGGATAGCCGACTTGCATAATATTGCTTAATGCAATATGAAGTCGGCTAGTCGGCTATCTCGGGATTTTGGAAGTTGGCTATGTTTGAAGTCGGCTATGTAAGGATTAAAGATGGCATCAAAGAAATTGTTGGAGACTGACGTTTATCCATCCGACCCGTTTAAGGTTTGGAATCAGGCGTTGGCGGTGGACGTTGAACTAGCAAAGCTGGAACATGAAAAGGTTTACGGGATTGGGCGGGTGCTTGAATTGGTGGACGCAGAATTTAGGCGCAAGTTTGCCGCGCAGCGGGAACGGATTGCGGAAGCCGTGCAGGCGCGGGACGAAGAAAGGTTAGAACGAGCCAGCAAGGGGCTTGTAGCGGCCTATAAGGCGTTGACGCGGTGGGCTGAAGGGGTAGGGCTAGAGCAGATGCCTAAAATCGATTGCATGGAGCATAGGATGCAAGATGGGAGTTTGCTGGTGGTTGTCAGGCAGGAGAAAGACAGAATCTGGTACGAGCAGTTTAGGAAAGAGCCAGGCGCACGCTCAATCTGGACACTCGAGGAACTGGAGGTGGTTATGAACAATAAGACGCTGATTCAGGTACGCGAAATCAAGGCGGCTATACCTGGAATGAGAATGATTCCTATTCAGACTGAAGGATCTAGCGGGTTTGAGGACATGAAAAACGATATCGACATCAGCAAACCATTCAAGGGCGGCAAGTTGTTTGATACAAGTGCAGCAGAAAGGGCAAGAAATGAGCGTACAGCGTGATTTATGTGACGAGGTGATATGTGGAGTGCTTGCACCAGCTAAACGCGCTTGGAGGGCCGTCTAATGCCGGGTAATCCGAAAGTACACCGTGACGTGGCATTGCTCAACGAACTCGACGAGGAGATGATCTTTCTGATGTTTGAGGAGGGTAAATCCATCTCGGACATCTGCATCGGGATGGGCGTCAGTAAGCGTGCGCTTGACATCTGGATCGAAGATAACGACTACAGCGCTAAAATAACGCGCGCGCGCACGCTCGCGGCAGACAAATTCGCATGCGAGTTAGTGACCATTGCGGACAGCGTCGATGACGCCAACCAGGGCAAGGCTGGCTACCAGATCAAAACGCGCCAGTGGCTGGCCGAGCGATGGGATCGGAAGACGTACGGAACTGACAAAGCGCAGGCCGTGAACATCAGCATCCAGGGATTGCGGATGGAAGCACTGCGCCACGTCGAGGTGGTCGAGCAGTTATCCACAGATGCAATGCCTAAGTTATCCACAGAATGAGTGCATTTGCTCAAGGATTAAGCAGAAACAGGCATAAGTACCCTGTTTTGCTTCACATAATGGACACTGTATTAAGTAGCGCAGATGAACTAAGTTCAGACGCGCAGCAGAATACTCAATCGAATCAATTGGTTACGCGCACCATAGCGCATCGTCAGAGGGGACGCGCAGCATGCTGAGTTGTCCACAGGCTGCCGCCAGCAGCTGGCCGGCGTCCCACCTGGCCGCCGCGCCGACCCCCCCCGTGGGCCGCTGGCGGCGGGGCGGTTGTTGCAGCACCTAAACACCTACCGATTACACGTTCCAGCTGACCCCCTACCCCCTACCTGATTGCGCACATGGCTACAAAAAAAAATTTGGAAGTTCCCGATAACCCGTTTATTGAGTTCGCATTGCGGTATCGGAATGACCCCGTGCTGTTTGTCAGGGAGGTGCTGAACACCGAGCCTGATACTTGGCAAGTAGAGTTTATGAATCACATTGCGGCTGGCAACCGACGCATCAGCGTCAGATCCGGCCACGGCGTAGGCAAGTCAACGGCCAGCGCATGGGCAATGCTCTGGTATCTGTTTTTGCGGTTCCCTGTGAAGATTGTCGTTACAGCGCCAACGTCAAGCCAGCTTTACGACGCACTGTTTGCGGAACTGAAGCGGTGGGTTAAGCAGCTGCCGCCTATGCTGCAGGACCAGTTGGATGTCAAGCAGGACAGGGTTGAGGTAAAGGAAGCACCCAACGAGGCGTTCATCTCGGCCAGGACCAGCCGAGCAGAGCAGCCCGAGGCACTCCAAGGCGTCCACAGCGACAACGTCATGCTGGTGGCAGATGAGGCCAGCGGTATCCCAGAGGCGGTATTCGAGGCTGCAGCCGGATCAATGTCTGGCCACAAGGCTGTGACGCTGTTGCTGGGTAATCCTGTTCGCAGTACGGGTTTCTTCTACGACACCCATAATCGCCTAAAGGATGACTGGATCACCATGAAGGTGAGTTGCGCCGACTCTCCGCGAGTTAGTGAGGCGTACCTCGGGGAGATGGCGGCACGTTACGGAGAGGAGAGCAATGCCTACCGGATTCGCGTGCTTGGGGAGTTTCCGCGTTCAGATGACGATACCGTCATCCCGATGGAGTTGCTGGAGATGGCGCAGCAGCGAGACGTTGAGCCGAGTCAGTCGGCGCCAATGGTCTGGGGTCTGGACGTTGCCAGGTTTGGGAGCGACAGGTCGGCGCTCTGCAAGCGTAAGGGGAACGCCGTGACCGAGCCAATCAAGACGTGGAAGAACCTGGACCTGATGCAACTTACCGGCGCGGTGGTATCAGAGTACGAGGCTCTGCCGCCAAGCGAGCGACCGACCGAGATCCTGGTGGATAGCATCGGCCTGGGCGCGGGAGTGGTTGATCGGCTGCGGGAACTGAATCTTCCCTGCCGCGGAATCAACGTCTCCGAGAGTCCAGCGATGGGCGCGACGTATCGGAATCTGAAGGCCGAGTTGTGGCACAAGGCTAAAGCCTGGCTGGAGGGGCGCGACTGTAAGATGCCTAAAGACGAGGCTCTGGTGGCAGAGTTGGCCATCGTGCGGTATTCGTTCACCAGTTCTGGCAAGATTCAGATTGAGGGCAAGGACGAGATCAGGAAACGCGGTTTCCCGAGTCCGGACAGGGCAGATGCGTTCTGTCTAACATTTGCGTCCGACGCGGTGATCGGTGCATTTGGCGGTGCTAAAGTATCCTGGAATAAGCCGCTACGCAGGAATCTTCCTCGCGTAGCATAATTACGCCATCCAACCAAAGGGGTAATCTATGAAGATTGACAAGGCCGCGAAGAAGATCGCGAAAGTAATGGGCGAATATAAGTCTGGGAAATTGCACTCTGGCATGACCAAGCGTGTAGTGAAGAATCCCAAGCAGGCGATTGCTATCGCGTTGTCTGAGGCTGGCAAGTCAAAGCCTATGCCAAAAGGAAAAATGTAATGGCTACACAGACACGCGACGTGCCTGGCAAATACCAGGCGGCCATGAATCAGATGATGACGCCGTCAAACGAGGTGGCAAAGTGTCCTGCGCCTACCCAGGACGTTGTGCTGAATCTGAAGAATCGGGCAAAGGCAATTACCACTGCAGCCTATGGTCCTGAGAATCCAGCATTGCCAAATACGGCCTACTGGAAGAAGAAGGCAGATACATGGGACGTTAGTATTGATGATGCAAAGAAAAGCCGTTGCGGAAACTGCGCGGCGTTTAACGTGCAGGACTCAATCAAGCAGTGCATTGCTAAAGGAATCGGAAATGAAGCAGACCCTTGGGGAACGATTGCATTGGCTGATCTCGGATACTGCGAGATCTTTGACTTCAAGTGCGCGGCGAGCCGCACTTGCGATGCGTGGGTGGTGGGTGGACCTAATGACGGCGATACGGAATCGGTAGACACTAACGTGGGGCAATGACATGAAGATGGCAAAACCTGGACTATACGCAAACATCAATGCCAAGCAGAAGCGTATTGCCGCTGGCTCCGGCGAGAAGATGAACAAGGTTGGTAGCAAGGCAGCGCCCAGCGCAGCAGACTTTCGTAAGGCGGCTAAGACGGCCAAGCCGATGAAGAAATGACAGCGGCCTGGCAACGCAAGGAGGGGCAAAACCCTAAAGGTGGATTGAACGCCAAGGGCCGCGCCAGCTTGAAGGCTGCAGGCCAGGACATCAAGCCGCCAGTGAAGTCAGGCGATAACCCGCGCCGTGCGAGTTTCCTGGCGCGTATGGGTGGTATGCCTGGACCTGAGATGAAAGACGGTAAGCCTACGCGCCTGCTGCTGAGTTTGAACGCTTGGGGCGCGTCTAGCAAGGCAGATGCTAAATCTAAGGCGAAGGCCATCTCTGCGAGGAACAAGGCAAAGTGATAGCACCAATTGCCATCAGCACCGTCCACGGTAATAACCTGGCGGTGATGCTGGCGTCTATACGCGAATACTGTCCAGAGATACCCGTGTACTTGCGTGGGCCTGCGTCGGTGCTGGAGCGATTCAATGCAGACGTGAAGATGATTGGCCAGCCCCGTAACTTTGGCGAAGACTACAACGACATCATTAACTGCGCACTCAAGGATTTCGACTCAGTGGTGGTGGCAAATGACGATATTGTCCTGACACCTACCAGCTACAAGGTTTTGCTGGAGGACGTTGACATTGTTAGGAGCCTGAGTCTGAATCCTGGATGGGTGGCCTCCAGGTGCGACTCTGCGCGTGCAGTGCAGAATATTCGCTGGAATCCGGAAGGAGAGGCCATAGATATGTGCAGATTCACGTCCGAATCCAAGATTCGGCGTTCTGATGTCATCTCGCCCATATTTGCCTGGATCTGTGCAGATGCCTTTTCTAAATGCCCATTCCCACCACTGAACTGGTACTCAGATGACGTGCAATGCACGGACCTAGAGGAACTTGGGTACGAGAATTATGTGAGCGCATCCTATGTCCACCACGTTGGGAGCCAGACTGTTGGCGTGAACGCTGAGATGTTGACAAACCAGGCGATGCCCTGGCTAATGAAAAATAGACCCAAATATGTCCAATGCTGGTTTAACTCTTAACCTTGGGTCAGGAAGGGATTACAAGGATGACGCCATCAACGCGGACATCCGTCCAGATGTTGGTGCTGATTGGGTTATGGATATCTCTGATGTCCACATTGGTGGGATAGTCCGCTGGAAGAATAACTATGTCCCAATCAAACGCGGGGGCTTTGAGCGCATCATTGCCTTTGATGTTTTGGAGCATATCCCGAATCTAGTCCAGGCAATGACTAACTGCCGAGATCTGCTGGCGATTGGCGGTGAGATGCACATTGTTGTGCCTTACGAGTTGGGTCTGGGAGCGTGGCAGGATCCGACGCACGTCAGAGCATTCAATGAAAACTCATGGGTGTACTACTGCGCCTGGCACTGGTACTTAGGCTGGAAAGATTACCGGTTTGAGATGACCCATTTGGATTACCGTCTCTCAGAGTATGGGAAGACCCTAGAATTGGAACAAGACGAATTGTTACGCACGCCTCGGGCGGTGGACTCCATGTACGTCGTACTACGAAAGATACCAGTATGAATATGAACGATATGCCAGTGACCACCGACGTGGCCGCACAGGAGCCGATGGATGATACCGAACTGGAAGCGATCATCGGGCAAGATCTTTCTGATGCCATAAGTTATATCGATATGGATATTTCGCCTGTACGGGCGAAAGGCACGTCATATTATCGAGGCGATAACTTTGGAAATGAAGAAGAGGGGCGCTCCCAAGTAGTGGCGATGGAGGTGCGTGACACCGTATCGGCCATGATGCCCAGCTTGATGCGGGTATTTTTCTCCAGCGAGAATACCGTCGAGTATGTCCCAGAGACGCCGGCAGATGTGGAGCACGCCAAGCAGGCCACCGACTACGCGAATTTTGTATTCAACCGTGATAACAACGGTTTTATGACTACCTATGCAATCTTCAAGGATTCGCTGGTCCGTAAGTGCGGAGTTGCGAAATTCTGGTGGGAGGATTCAGAAAAGGTTGAGATTACAGACTTTAGCGGCCTGGATGACCAAACCCTGCAAGTGCTGATGCAGGAACACGCTGAAGTAAAGATTGTGGTTTCGTACCCAGACCCAGACGCACCACCAATGCAGCCACAAATGGACGCAATGGGTCAGATGATGCCTATTCCACCAGTCCCAATGTTGCACGATGTGCAAATCAAGCGCGTTACCAAAGACGGGCGCATCAAAATCATGGCAGTGCCACCGGAGGAATTGCTAATTGACCGACAAGCGCGGTCATTTGAGGATTGCAGCCTGATTGCGCACCGCAAGATGGCGACTGTTGCAGAACTGGTAGCGATGGGATACGACGAGGATGAGGTGCAGGATTATGTTACGGCTAATGACCTATCCCAAAATATGGAGTATTTGGTACGTCAACCACTATCAACTGGATTAGGTCAGACAGACAGTAATAACCCTATGCAGTTTCGCGTTCTGTACATCGAGGCGTATGAGCGCATCGACTACGATGGTGATGGCATCCCAGAATTGCGCAAGATCTGCTGCATGGGTCCAGATTACAAGGTTGTGCGTAATTTGCCTGCGTCCTACATTCCGTTTGTAGACTTCCCTTGCGACCCAGAGCCACACACTAGCCCTATTGAAGCGATGTCCATTTTCGACATCACGCACGATATCCAAGAGATCAAGTCCGAGATCCTGCGTAACACGCTGGACTCCCTGGCGCAGTCCATCCACCCGCGCACTGCGGTGGTTGAGGGCCAGGTCAACATGGATGACGTGCTGAACAATGAGACCGGAGCCATCATTCGTATGCGTGCGCCTGGCATGGTACAGCCGTTTTCCAGCCCGTTTGTCGGGCAGGCCGCGTTCCCGATGCTGGACTACATCGACCAGATAAAAGAGGACCGCACCGGCATGAGCAAGGCCGCAATGGGCTTAAATGCTGACGCGTTGCAGTCCAGCACCAAGGCAGCTGTGGCCGCCACCATCAGCGCGTCCCAGGGCCGCATTGAACTCACGGCGCGGATGATGGCAGAGGGCATGAAGAAGCTGTTTAAAGGAATCCTGTTCCTGATAGTGACGCACCAGGACAAGCCCCGCATGATTCGCCTGCGCGATAAGTTTGTGGAGATTGATCCCCGCGCCTGGAACGCTAACATGGACGTAAGTATCAACATTGGCTTGGGTAATGGAGACACCAACGAACGTCTACAGGCTTTGATGATGATTAGCGGAAAGCAGCAGGAGGCTCTGACGCAACTCGGACCACAGAACCCATTGGTTACTCCATCAATGTACGCAAGCACCCTGCGCAAGATTGTGGAACTCAGCGGATTTAAGGACTCTAGCCAGTTCTTTAACGATATTCCATCTGATTACCAGCCGCCAGCGCCACCACCTCCCAAACCCACACCAGAGGAAGTATTAGCTGAGGTGCAGGCAAAATCCATTGAGGCAGATATTCAGAAAAAGGCAGCTGAGTTGGAATTAAAACGCGACCAGATGATTAGAGATGATGATTTCCGACGTGATGAGTTAGCCCAGAATGGACTTCTCAAGAAATATGAAATAGAATTAAAGTACAACGCTCAAATTAGCAACGCTGAGATTCAAGCTGTGACCAGTATGAATCGAGAGGCAACCATCAACCAACCTGGAATGGCATGACAGAACAAGTAATCCGCTCTGGCCGCAAGGCCCAGGAACTTTTAGAGGACGAGACGTTTAATTTGGCTTTGACCAAGATTGAAAATGACCAACTCTGGATTTTCAAGAGCAGCAAACCTGAAGAATCTGCAAAGCGAGAGATGGCATGGTCTATGTTGAGGTCAATTGAGAACCTCAAGAATGAACTTACAAAGACCATCGACAACGCAAAAGTTGCGCAGCGTGCGGCAGAACGGGTTAACAAATGACAGAATCACTCAATATGGACGCAGCAGTCCAGGCACTCACGGCGATACTTCCGGAAGACGGAGAAAAGTTACCCGACGAGGCGTTATCTCAGGAAACTGAGGCGGCGGTGGATGAAGAATTGTCCGATGATGCAGACGCATCGGATGATGAAACACCTACCGAACAGTCAGAGGAAGATGAGAAACCAGAGGAAAACGAAGAGCCACAGACTTTCACCGTCAAAGTAGACGGTAAGGAAGTTTCTGTAACGCTTGACGAACTCCAGCAAGGGTACTCACGCACTCAAGACTACACGCGGAAGACCCAGCAAATTGCCGAGGTGCGCAAGCAAGTCGAGCAAGAGAGCCAGGCCATCCGCGCCGAGCGTGCGCAATACGCTCAGTTGTTAGGAGCATTGGAGCAGCAAGTTCAGCAGGCAGCAGAGCCTCAGATTGATTGGGATCGCCTCTACCAAGAGGACCCCATCGAGTGGGTGAGGCAAAAAGAGTTAGTGCGTGAGAACCAGACCAAGGCCGCAGCTATTAAAAGCGAGCAGCAGCGACTTGCAGAAATCTCAAGCCAAGAGCAGGCGCAGTCTATGCAGGCATTTCTTGCTCAAGAGCAGGAAAGATTGATGGAAGTCCTACCCGAGTGGAAGGACCCAGCAAAAGCCAAGGAAGAGAAAGCGTTACTCATTGAATTCGGGCAGAAAGCCGGATTCCAGCCTGATGAACTGAAGAACATTTTTGACCACCGCGTCGTGAACGTACTGCGTAAGGCGGCACTCTACGAGCAGATGATGTCCAAGCGGGGCAACATCAAACCGGTGACAAACAATGGCCCAAGACCAGCCAAGCCAGGCGCAGCTGGTCGCGTATCCACGACAACAGAGTCAACGCGTGCAAAACAACGTCTTGCAAAAACTGGCCGCGTCCAAGACGCGGTATCCGCAATTGAACTTTTATTAAAGTGAGTACACCATGAGTATCGTAACTAATACTTTCACCACCTTTGATGCCAAAGGTATCCGTGAAGATCTGTCTAACATCATCACCAATATCGCTCCCGAAGAAACTCCTTACATGAGCAACATCGGACGCGAGTCAATCAGCAATTCGCTGTTCGAGTACCAGACCGACACGCTGGCAGCAGCTGCGGCTAACAAGCAGATCGAGGGTGACGATGTCGCCTCTTTTGACGCTGTTACCGCAACCGTTCGCCTGCAAAACTACGCTCAGATTTCGCGCAAGACCATCATCTTGTCCGCGACTGAAGAGGTGGTTAACAAGGCTGGCCGTCGCAGCGAACTGGCTTACCAGATCGCCAAGCGCAGCGCAGAACTGAAGCGCGACCAAGAGTTCACCATGCTGAATGGTGCAGTTGCTGCTGCCGGTAGCACCAGCACCGCACGCGGTACGGCATCTCTGGGTGCGTTTATCAAGACCAACGTGGATATGCAGACCAACGGCGCAAACCCGTCCTACACCACGCTGCCATCTAGCGCCCGTACCGACGGAAACGTCCGCACCTTTACTGAAACCATTCTCAAGAATGTGATTCAGCAAGTATGGACTTCTGGTGGCGTTCCTAAGATCCTGATGACCGGCCCTGTCAACAAACAGCGCGTCAGCGGTTTCTCTGGTATTGCCTCCAGCCGTTACAACATCAACGGTGGTGACCGTCCCGCAACCTTGATTGGTGCAGTTGACATCTACGTCAGCGATTTCGGCCAAGTGAGCGTGATTGCGAACCGTTTCCAACGTGAGCGTGACGCCTGGGTGCTCGATCCTGAGTACGCAAAGATGACTGTTCTGCGTCCTTACCAGCAAATTGAACTCGCTAAGACCGGCGACGCTGAGAAGCGTATGTTGCTGGTGGAGTGGGGTCACAAAGTGCTGGCCGAGAATGCACACGGCCTGGCTGCTGACCTGATTACGTCGTAATCAACCTAAAGGGATCAGGGAAACCTGGTCCCTTTTTTAACGCATGAACAAACAAGTATTTGACGAGAACAAGGAAGCGGGTATTACCCGTTTTTGGCATTTCAATGATGAAACTGGCCAGGCAACAATTCAGACTCAGCAGGATGTCACAGCAGTTGTTGAAGCAAATAAGGCAGATTTCAATCAGGTAGACGAGCGGGCAAGCTGGAAAGGCGAGTGGCATCACGTCGCCAGTATTCCAGAGGGCGTTTACTACAAACTCAAGGCCGAGGGCAAGCTAGAGGATCAGGCGTACATGAAACGCTGGCTAAATGACCCCGACAACAGATTTTTTAGAACTAGACCTGGACAAGTATGAATAACTACATTGCAGTCTGCACGCCAGCCCGTGACATGGTTCACGCCAATTTCACCTATTGCTTGGTGAATATGGTCTGCTACCACACGCTGAACACGACAGACGCGGTGTCTCTTAAGATCATGCAGGGTACGCTGATACAGAACCAGCGTGCTGATCTGGCGCTGGATGCGATGCGAGAAGGATGCACGCATATCCTGTTTATCGACTCTGACATGACGTTTCCCCAAGACATGGTTGAGCGCCTGCTCAAGAACGATCTAGACATTGTGGCTACCAACTGCGCACGCCGGCGTATTCCTACAGGACCGACTGCACAGAAGTATGGTTCTGATGGTGAGCGCGAACTGATCTACACCATGCCGGAATCTACCGGCATTGAGGAAGTTGGCAGCATTGGCATGGGCGTGATGCTGATTAAGCGTAACGTCTTTGAGAAGCTGACAGAGCCTTGGTTTGAGACTCCCTGGCGTCACGACAAGCGCGGCTACATTGGAGAAGACATTTTCTTCTGCCGTAAAGCGCAGGCGGAAGGGTATAAAATCTATATAGACCACGATGTGAGCAAAGAGATTGGCCACATCGGTACGTTTGAATTCAAGCACGACCACACCTGGATGATGCGCGACATCGAGAAGGAAAAGGCAGAGCATGGCACTTAGCACCTACGCTGAACTGAAAGCCTCGGTCGCCGACTGGCTCAACCGTAGCGATCTCACGTCTGCCATCACCGACTTTGTCTCTCTGGCTGAAGCGCAGATGGAGCGCACTCTGCGAACCACCCAGATGATTACTCGCGCCACGGCCACCATTGATGCAGAGTACAACGCAACGCCAGGCGACTTCCTGGAGGCGCGGACGTTTAAGCTGGACACCAACCCCGTAACTCCATTGCAGTTTGAGACCATTGACAGCCTGGATAACTTGCTGACAACATACACATCCAGCGGGAAACCTAAATTCTTTGGCGTTATCGGGTCGCAGATTCGCGTTGTCCCAATCCCAGACTCTAGCTACACGGGCGAGTTGATCTACTACGCAAAACTCAGCAAGCTGTATGACTCCAACACCACCAACTGGCTGCTCACTAAAGCGCCTGACGTGTACCTGTACGGTTCTTTATTGCAAGCTGCACCATACCTACAGGATGACGCAAGGATTCAAGTGTGGGCTGGCCTGTACAAAACTGGCATTGAGGAACTGCAAATTGCAGATGAGCGTGGCGCTACCAGTGGTGGCGTATTGAAGTCACGCGCAAGGTCTTTCGGTTAAAATTTTCCCATATTGGAGAACCAAAAATGCATTCTGAACGAGTCAATATTAAAGACGCAGCAAGCGTATCTATCTCGCGCAAATCCGATATGGATGAAACAATCGGCGTAACTGGCCACTATCAAGTGGAGTGCGTAGGCTCAGATGGTCAAGTCAAGTGGGTTGACACTATTGAAAACCTTGTAGTGACCGTCGGCAAGAATGACTTGCTGGATAAGTATTTTGCAGGAAGCGCCTACACCGCTGCATGGTACATGGGCCTGGTTGATGGTGCATCTACTCCAACCTATGCGGCTGGAGACACTTTGGCATCTCACGCTGGATGGACTGAAAGCACTGCATACACTGGATCAAACCGCATCACGGTGGCATGGAATGCGGCTGCATCTGGCTCTAAAGCATCCACCGCTACATCATTTAGCATTAATGCAACAGCAACGATTGCAGGCGCTTTGTTGACAGTCACTCAGGTTCGTGCAACCACCAGTGGAGTGCTGTACTCTGCTGGTTCGTTCACTGGTGGTAATCGTTCTGTGGCTAATGGCGACACACTGAACGTCACCTATACCGCATCAGTCTAAGGAAAATCATGGCCTTTAAAACTGGTGATTTGGTAAAAGTAAAGTACACAACGACTACAAATGGGGTTGTTGAAGGTGCTACGGTGGATTCTGAGTCGAATTTGTTGCTGCGTGTTTCCTATACCGACCAGGTTGGAACTCCGCAAGAACGATTCTTCAAGGAAGACGAGTTAGAAGCAGCATAACAAGGGGCTTTCATGGCTCTTATAGTCGCTGACCGAGTCAAAGAAACCACGACAGTAACTGGTACTGGCACAGCAACATTGCTTGGTGCTGCTACAGGTTTTCAATCATTCGCTGCTGTAGGTAATGGGAACACTACCTATTACAGCATTGTTGGAACTAGCGAGTGGGAAGTAGGAATAGGCACATACACATCTGCTGGAACCACTCTTTCCCGAACAACAGTTTTGGGTTCTAGTAACTCTGGATCGCTGGTATCTTTCTCTTCTGGTACAAAAGACGTATTTGTAACCTATCCAGCAAATAATTCAGTTACAGAAGGCAAATCTATCGTATTGGCGATGGTATTTGGCATCTAAAGGAATCCTATGGCAACCCCAAATATGCTCAATGTGTCCTCCATCACGGGGAACACCGGCTATGCAATCCCAACAGCCTCAACCACAAGTTTTGTGGCTGCAAACGGTTTTGTCTCATGGACGTACAACGGCAGCACTGCGCTGACCGGCCTGACTCCAGCATCTGGTACTGTAAACAAGATTGACAACATCACAGCCACGAACGTAACAGGCTCTGCCGCTACTTGCTACGTTGCAATTGGAAACTCTGCTACGTTTTCATCTTCCACTATTTATTTCATTGCGTATGGTATCTCAGTTCCCGCAGGATCATCGGTAGTGGTTACAGACAAGAGCACACCGTTTTATCTAACTGATACGCAGTCCATTGGCGTATTTACTGGAACTGGTAGTGCTATCCAGTTTGTTGCTTCATTTGAGGCTATTACCTAATGCAACGCTATAAAGGCTCCATCAAGTCCTCTACGGCTGCTACAGCTAGCACGTCTGCTGCTGCTGGTATTTGGAGTTTGACTGAGCAAATGCAAGCAAAACAAGCGGGGGCTTGGCCCTCTGCCGGTACAGGCGGGAGTATGCTGTTTGCCGGAGCCACCACCGCAGCGCAGTATTTGAGTGTAAGCAACGCTGCGGTCTTTACTGGGTCAATTGCAACGACGACCCTCACTGTTACCGCAGTGTCTTCAGGCACTATTCAGGTTGGACAACCAATCAGCGGCACGGGGGTCACTGCTGGAACAATCATTACGGCGCTTGGTACAGGTACTGGGGGCATAGGCACGTACACAGTTGGGACTTCGCAAACTGTGACCTCGACCACCATAACGTCTTCAACGGGTATTGGAACTGCTCAGTTCACTTTGGAATCGTACGTGTACGTGACTGACACGGCGTTTAGGGCGTTGGCATCATGGGGAAATACTACGGGGAATTTCCGCTGTTTCATCCAAGACTCCAACAAACAAATTACGGTATGGTTAGCTGCGAGTATTTTGATTACTGCCGACTACACAGCGTTGGGGAGCATACTTAATGCATGGGCGTATGTAACGGTGCAAAGAAATGCAGCGGGTCTTTTGCAAGTATTTTTGAATGGCACAAGCGTAAACACCGTTGCCTCTAACGTTTCTAATTGGTACGCTGGGACGCTATGGATTGGGTCTGACGTACAAAACACTACCACGGCAGGTTATGGGTTTGTTGGGAACATAACCAACTTCCGGTACACGCAAGGTTCAGCACTTTACACGGGAAATTTTTCACGCCCCACCACCCCTTTGGCAGCAGTTTCTGGCACGAAGCTATTACTACTTGCTTCTAGCAGTGGGGGTTTGACTACCGATAGTAGTTCGATACCGTTGACTATTACCAACTCTAACGGGGTTTCCTACAGCGCACTGACACCATTCTGATATGTACTATAAAAGCCCAACAAATACGCTGTATTGGTACGATTTTGGTGTCCCACTATCCGGGCTACCAGAAGGCTCAGTGGCAATTACGCTTGAAGAAGCAAAAATAGTTAACGGTGGCCCTTTTCATGGGGAGCAGCCGTTCCCAAGCTGGGTGTTGCATGAAAGCGAGTCCTATTGGGTTGCTCCTACTCCCATGCCTACAGACGGCAAAATGTATGGTTGGGACGAGGCAACATTGTCCTGGGCATTGATAGGATAGGTGTGAAATGTTTGGTATTGCAGCATTCAGTGAAGCGCCATTTAGTTCGCTTGCAATATCAAATTTCACATATGACGTAACAGTCATTGAGGGTGGGTATGGTTCCAACCAATACGGTTCTGGAGTCTATGGATACGGTTCGTTAGACAGTTTGCTTGGTGGCTTTGCATACAGCCAATCTTTGGCTGAAGCTGGTTCGGCATCAGAGACTGAGACAAATATTCTCACGGCAGTTGCAGAAACAAATGAATCAGGTTCAGCATCTGATTCAGAGACCAATATCCTAACAGCACTGGCAAGCGCGTCAGAAACAGGATCATCTGCTGATGCCAACACAAATACACTCAGCGCGATAGCTGTCCTATCTGAAGCAGGATCAGCATCTGATAGTCAGTTATCAGTTCTGACAGCAGTAGCATTTGCAGTAGAAACTGGATCTGCTACAAGTTCACAGACTAGCACGATTGTTTTCCTTGCGCTGGCATCTGAAACAGGAACTGCATCAGATTCTCAAGTATGTGTCCTAACAATACCTGTAATAACATCGGACTCACTTACTGCGGCTGATGCTGTAACAAATGTATTGCAAGCAGTTGCAATTGCATCGGATGCATTGTCAGCGCAAGATGTTATTGTTGGAGGACTAAGTCTTTCATCTGCAATTGCTGAAGCACTATCAGCATCCGATTCAGTAGTACCAATATTTTCTTACCAGGTTGATAGGGCTGAAACTGTAACGGCTAGTGATATTAATGTAGCTGTAGGTTCATTCCTATCTGCTATATCTGAGACTCTTGCAGCATCTGATGCATTTGACAACATTGCAATTTTCAATGTAGACATTTCAGATATCTACTCAATCAGTGACAGTTATCTGTCTGGATTGCAATTTGTCGCGCAGATAGCAGAGACTGCAAGCGCATTGGACTACATCACGCAGCGCCTGTTGTGGGAGCCAGAGCCAATAGAACCAGAAACATGGACAGACTCTGGTACATCAACTACGTCCTGGACTACGCAGTCCCAAAATACAGGTAGCTGGACTATAATTTCCGACAACACTAACCCTTGGACATCTGTAAGCGGAACGTCTAAGGATTGGACAACCCAATGAGGTGAAACATGGCTGATACGACCACCACAAACCTACTCCTTACCAAGCCCGAGGTAGGGGCCAGTACCGACACCTGGGGAACGAAGGTTAACACCGACCTGGATTCAATTGATGCGGTGTTTGCTGCGGCTGGAACTGGAACCAGCGTTGGACTCAATGTGGGGTCTGGCAAGACGCTAACGGTGGCCGGTACGCTGACTGCTACAGGTACGGTAAACCTGCCAAGTAGTGGAATTTGGAACTCAAGTGGGGCTGTTGGCATTGGGACTACTTCTCCAAGCAAAAAACTGGAAATATTTGCATCAGCAAACAGCTTGCAGATTCAGTCGGTAGTCAGGAACGATCAGTCCGGTACAGGTGTCGCCGCTGTAGGTTTCAACGTGTCCTCTTCTGCGGCATCCGAAACGTCTTCAACAAAAGCTGGTATCGGACTTGTTCGTGCTAATTCCTATGGAATAGGTTCTATTGTTTTTTACAATAATGCCACGACATCTGCCGGTGATTTTACAACTGCTGATGAAAGATTCCGAATAGCTTCTGCTGGGCAATTAGGTATTGCTGGTGCAAATTATGGAACTAGTGGACAAATTTTGACATCTGGAGGTGCTTCAGCAGCACCAAGCTGGTCTGAAAACATTACACGCGGTACTGCTGTTGCATCCACCAGCGGAACCAGCATTGATTTCACCAGTATTCCTAGTTGGGTAAAACGCATTACGGTAATGTTTAGCGGCGTAAGCACTAACGGCACAAGCAATTTATATTTACAAATCGGCACAAGTAGCGGCCCTGAAACTAGCGGATATGTTTCTGGTATTGGCAGTTGCACATCTGCTAGTGCGGCTTCATACGCATCTGCAACTGCTGCGTTTATTTTGGTTGGTATTAACACCGCCGCAGACACACAAAATGGCGCAGTTGTACTAACTAACGTATCGGGAAATATTTGGGCTGAAATGGGTGCGTTAAATCGGGCTTCTGGCGGCACAAGCGCCGTTTCCACATCTGCTGGAGTTAAAACTTTAGCTTCTACGCTAGATCGTGTACGCATCACCACGGCAGGCGGTGACACTTTTGACGCCGGTTCCATCAACATACTTTATGAGTAAACATTATGCCAACACGAATTGAAATCAACGTCCAAACTGGAGAAGTCAAAGAGATTGAACTGGAAGGCGAAGAACTTGCCGCATATGAGGCTGCGCTTGCGGCCCAGCAAGCTGAAACGCAGGAGTAATCATGGAATTCCAGCCAATGTTTAACTTTATCGGCGGCGCAATCCTAGTCGCCGTTGGCTGGTGGTGCAAAGAGATATGGGACTCTGTCAAGGCGCTGAAGGAAGACCTAAAAGCAATTGAGATTGACCTACCAAAGAACTACGTCAGTAAGGCAGACATTGAGGCCCGCTTGGACAAGATTGACGCTACCTTAGAGCGTATCTTTGACAAGTTGGAAAACAAAGCAGACAAGTGATTGATCAGGTCGCATCTGCTGAAAGCCCTTGGCCTAGCACTGAAACAAAGACTGTTTTGGTTTGTCGTATCCCTAAGAAAGATGAGGACAAAAAGATGGGCGCAAATGAATTTATGGACAAAGACGGACGCATTTGCCGCTGGGCGGTAGTGAACAAAAAGTGATAGACCCTTTTACGGCATTTGCAATGGCACAGGGTGCTGTCGCTGGCATAAAAAAGCAATTGCCCTTGGCAAAGACATCCACGGCCTATATAAAGAATTCAGCAGTTTTTACCAAGCGGCAGATACAGTACACCTAGCAAGCAGCAAAGCCAGGATTGCAAGCATAGGGAAGACAGATGCACAGATAAGTTCTCAGGCTCTCCAGATTGCAATGGCCTCAAAAGCATTGCGGGAATACGAGAAGGAACTGAAGGACATACTCTTCTACAGCGGGAATGCTCCAGTATGGGAAGAGATGATGGCAGAGCGTACCAGGATGATTAAGGAACGCAATACGCTGGAAAGAGAAGATGCAGAGCGTAAGCAGAAGGACAAAGAAATGAAAGTGACAATCATTATGAACACACTGTGGATTACCGGTGCGTCAGCTATCATCGTTCCATTGGTAAGCGTTGCATTTCACGTTATCACAAATAGGGGTTTCTGATGATTCCAATTCTTGGCGCACTACTTGGCACCCTTGCGGAAAGCGGTTTAGGACTCCTGTCTAGCGCCATCCAGGCCAAGGGTAAGGAAGTGGTTGAGAACACGCTGGGCGTGAAGATACCCGATAACCCTACGCCTGCCGATGTTGAGAAACTGCGCGAGTTGCAGTATCAGCATGAAGAGCGCCTGATTGAGTTGGGTATTGAGAAGGCCAAGCTAGAGATGGCCGAGTTGGAATTGTTTGCCAAGGCTGCACAGAGTGATGCGGAGAATGTCACAGACCGCTGGCAGGCTGACATGAACTCTGATTCATGGCTATCAAAGAACATACGACCAATGTCTCTAATTGCAATCTTCATGGGCTATTTCCTATTTGCCATGATGAGCGCTTACGGCCTCAACGCCAACGAGTCCTATGTGACCCTGCTGGGTAACTGGGGAATGCTGATTATGGGTGCGTACTTTGGAGGCCGAACGGTAGAGAAGCTGGCTGAAATGAGGAGCGCAAAATGAGCCTAAGTCAAGAACAAGCAGCATTCCTGCTGGATATGTGCAAGCTAATTCAACACGCCACAGAGCAGGGTTTTATGGTCACTGGTGGAGAATTAGCGCGTACTCCAGAGCAGCAGGCTATCTACGTCAAAACGGGCCGGTCTAAGACCATGAACTCCATCCACCTCAAGCGGTGCGCGATGGACTTGAACTTCTTCAAGGACGGGAAGATTATCTGGGACAAGGCTATCCTGTCTCCGATTGGCTCCTACTGGGAGAGCCTGTACCCGAAGAACCGCTGGGGAGGTAACTTCAGATCGCTGGTGGATTGCCCACACTTTGAACGAAACATATGAGCGACTACAGCGGCCAAATCACAACACCAGCGCAGCCGAATATCGGTAACCCTGGCGAGGTTTATGATCGCCTGTTCTTTAGCCAGACATTTAGCAGCATCGGAAACTATGCCACTCGCATCACAAACGCTTTGGCAGCGTTATTCGGACCGCGTGGAGGAAAATACATCAACGCCCCTTATGGCTCGTTCCAGGACGGCACAGACCAGGTCGCGGCTAACACAACAACGGCCTACGCCATCACCTTTGACACCACCGACTTCAGCAACGGCGTCACGCTCTCAAACTCCTCCAGGCTGAACGTATCGCAGTCTGGAATATACAACGTCCAGTTTTCCATCCAGTTTACGAACACGACAAATTCATCCCAAGACGTTGACGTTTGGTTCAGAAAGAATGGGACAAACATTGACAAGTCGAACTCAAGGTTTGGGTTTGCACCCAGAAAAGGCGCTGGCGATCCGTTTCACACAATTGCAGCAATAAACTATTTTGTAAGCCTTAACGCAAACGACTATGTGGAGATCATGTGGCGGCCTACTGATGTCGGAGTGTCGATTGAGCAGTATCCGGCAGGCACTTCTCCAACCAGGCCAGCAGTACCGTCTGCCATCGTTACACTGTCGTTTGTCTCCAACCTATCGGTGTAATCATGGCACTCATTCCTCTAAAAATTCCCCCAGGCGTCTACCGCAATGGCACTGAGTACCAGGCAATTGGCCGCTGGTACGACGCAAACCTA